CCCCCATCGTCTGGTAGCTGTTGTTTGCTCCGACAAAACCCTGAACCACAAGATCCCCGATGTTGTCGTCATCTTGGACAACCGTTTGTGCAACCAGATTGCCGCGAGACTTCTTCAGGTAAATAGATGCGGGAGTCGCCGTGTCCTGCAGTCGCTCGACAGTGACTGAACCACCAGATGATTCCGACAGCACATGCATCGCGGTGGCGGGGTCATTGGTCCCGATGCCAAGTTCACGCAACACCGAGTGCTTGCCAGCCAGGTTGTTCTGGGATCGACGCATACGCGCAAAGCCGCCTGGTCCTTCGGTGAACCGGCCCTGCTCATACCCTCGGTTGACAACGCCCATCAGATGCTCGCTACGAAAACTTCGATGTCGACCGTAGCCGAACCAGTCGGCTTCACTTGAATACTCGCGAGATCCGCCATCGTTCCAAAACTCGGACTCGTATCGGCCTCTGCCAACATGAGGTCGTCGGGAGATCCGAGGATATGGCTTTCTCCAGCCCGCAATGTCACCTGGTACAAGGTCGCACCTGTGACGACGGCAATCTCCACTGATTCGGTGTCATCAAGATTGGTGAGTCGGATGTACTTCGCATCCTCAGTGTCCAACGCTCCCGCTGCCCCGTATGCGTTGCTGTTGAACGTGAGGACGGTTGTCGTCTGCCCGTTCACACAGGTGACGATCCGCTTCATCACCTCGTTGATCGAGGCAATCGTCAGCGTGTTCGTCGCACCCTGGTCCGAACCGTTGAGCGTGATCGTCTCGGTGATCTTCACCGTCATCGTCGCGGCGGTAACTGTACTGGTCATCTAGAACGTCCTCGCGAAACGAACCGACGTGTCTTGGTAATGGCACTCGACGTGTTCCATCGCCCACGTCTGGCTGGCTGTCGTGTTGCCGTATTTCAGGTAAACCGCGTGGGCTGTCGTCTTCCGCCGTTCAGCTGCGTTGATTCCAGCCGACAGCGTGGATGTGAAGAAAGCCGACGAACTGTTGTAGGCGTCTTCCGGGTTGTCCCCCCGGTACACCGACATCGTTACGTTCGACGACCCCTTGGCGATGACGTTGCGGATCTCGTTGATTCGCACCGCAGTCGGTCCCTGCGCCACGATCGGGCCGAGATAAACGTGGCTGCTGATTGCGGTCCCGTCATCGTCAGTCGCATCCAGATCCCATTTCCGCAGGAAACCGTCCAGGCCGCCCAGGAGGATCGTTCGATCACCCGCCTCGTCACCGTCGAAAACGTGGACCGCTCGTGGGTCGTGAGACGTGTTGGCGAACTTGTCGATCCACCACGAATCGTTTCGCACGTCGTAGAAATAGTGCTCGACGCTGCTGTCACCAACCGTCAGCGGTGTGACAAAGATATGCACACCCCGTTCACGTTCATTCCACGCCAGGCGAATCAGGTTGGTGTCGAGGTTCACCGCCGCCAGGCGTTCCTCGATCCTACCGGTCGTGATCTTCGTGATCCCCTGCCCAACCGCTCCGCGGAACACGCCACCTCGAGTTCCGAAGATGTAGTAGTTGCGAGATGAGTCCTGGCACCATGGACGACCCCACGGTGTACCCACTCCATCGGCAATCCGGTCAAGCCGGCCACCAAGCATCGGGTCACCGCTCATCTGCCAGATCGTGTGATCACAACCGAATATCAACACGTCGTCGCTGACAGGAATGATACAGCGGATCACGTCCGGTGCTTTACCAGCAGGGGCGTTTGTTCCTGAAACAGCCTGGTCTTCGGTCAAAACCGTTGGGGAGTAGTTCCAGTCAAAGGCGTCGTTGACCTTTGACATGTACCATTCCTGCGGGTCTCCCGAGACCCCGGACAGCACAACTCGGCCTCGCCATGATTCGACCAAGGTCGCGTATCGCGATTCACTGTCGACTGGCAACGAGCCCGAAGTCGGAGTCCAGGTCGTCATCGCCGCCGTCTGACCCTTGTAATACTTGACGTTCTTTCCGTCCGCGAAGAACAGGTTGGTCCCCATTTGCGTCGAAAAGATCACCGGGGCGTTTCGGTCCAAGGCCGGTGTCGAGAAGTCGCCGCCACTTGTCACCGTGTACCAGTTCTCGTCGTCAAACTCCTTGACGATGCCAGAACACACCGCGATTCGACGGGTCATTCTCTGCGCCGTCGCGTTCTCCATGTTCAAGGCGTAAGCGGCCGAACACGTCGCTCCCTCCTGCGCATTGCCGCCGTAACTCGAAACCCAGTCCAGGGCAGGAGTCGTCGCCTCGGTCATCCGCGCGATGTTGTCACTGGCGTTGTTTCTGAAGATGCGAAATCCACCCAGTTCATCAGCGTCGATCGCGTTCCAGATCGTCGTGCTGTTGGCATCCTGCGAATTGATCCTTGCCCCATCGGAAACCTGGATCGTGGCAAAGGAGTGTCCGCTGCCATAAACATTGCCGCCGACAGCGCCGATGCGACCTTTTACGGGATCGTATGAAATGCCGAACGTGGTCCCCGCATCGGTTTGGGTCCACGAAACCGCGCCTGCAGATGTCACCTTCGCCACCTGGTGCGAGTAGGTACTGGCTGCACCAGAAATGTCTGGGATCGTCCGCGTCAACGTGTAGAACGTCCCCATTCCATCGGAGGTGATGTCGAATTCCTGGTTGGTCTGCTTCGGTGCCTGGCCAGACGCATAAGGTGCGTATGCCATCAGTTCGGCACACAGGATCTGTTTGCCCAGCTGGATGTCCATCAGCTGCAGCGACAACCGCTGGTCGTGCGTCAACGTGAAGTTGCCACTGCCCGTATTGCAGGTCACCGACATCTTGGCGTTCTGAAAAGCATTGCCCGTCTGTGTCACCGCGATCGTGATGTTTCCAGAGATGGTGCCACCCTTTTCAATGATGGCCACATCCTGCAATCCCAGTGTTCCGGTGAACTCGACGATGACCGCAGCGGTGTTCAACGGACCACCGGTACAGGTCACTCGCACATCCGAACCATCCGTTGCCAGGTGCGATACTCCACGAAGTGCCGTCTGCACGGTCGAAGCCGTTGCAGTCGCATCGATGGTCGCTGTCGTAGTCCCGGTCGTACTGACCTGGCGTGCAGCCGCACTGTCGTTGACGACAACCATTCCCAACATTCCGCTGTCGGCAATCATCAGGTTCTGGACCTTGGTGGTGTTGCCACTGCTGGGATAAAAGTCCTTGAACTTGGCCGTGCTCTGGTCTTCTGAAACCAACCAGTAATCCGACTGCGTCCCATTGCCACTGGTCGTGTCGAAGATCGTGCCGTTCGCAGTGTTGACCCGGTAAATCACCTCCCCGTTGACTCCGCTGATATCAGAGACCCAGACGTACAGTCCGTTGCCCCAGACGGTCATGCCGCGAACCTGTCTGGTCGCTGATGTCAGCTGCACGACCGGCATACTGGCACTCGTCCACTCCCAAACCGCTGTCGCGTTCTTGGTGTACTTGCGGAGCAGCAACTGGTGGGAACCGTTGACGGTGGCCAGGTAACCGTAACCGTCACGACCCCAGACCGAGAGGTTGTAGGTCTCACCGGCCGCACCCAGGTTGCTGCCGGTTTGCGTCCCCTCCCTGTCCACCAGGACGCCAGACCCACTACTGGTCGCGGCCATGATTGAATCGCCGCGTCCCTGTACAGACTCGAACTGCGGATAGATCAGGTGGTTGATGTCCTGAATCCGACCGTTCGTCGTATGCACTGACGAATTGTATTTCGACAGCCCGGCTCGCTGGCCACCGCGATCCCGGCCCGACGACTTGGAGTTCAACCCGCTGGCAACGTCCGGTGAACTCGCCGGAAACGGGCGCACGTTCTGCGCATCAACGGTCGTCAGGGGTGGCTGGTCTTCATAAGCCAACCCCTCGACGATGCCCTTGACCGGAAATTCGAGTTCCCGCGAGTATCGACGCGGCATCGATCATCCCCATCAGGCGACAGCGACCTCTTCGTAGACAACGCACCCGTTGACCGCACCATTCGTGGATGTGATCTGGAATGCCTCTCCAGACTCGGTCTGAACCCAACCAGCCGGGTTGTACGGCAAGATGACATTGAGGGCAGTTGCCCCGGCAATCTCACCAGTCAGCTGAGTTGTCGCACTTTTCAGAGCCACGGTAATGCTGCTACCGACCCCGGTGAACACAGCGGCCAGGATGCGGATCCTGCTTCCGGTCACAGCAGCCACAATTTCAGTCGTGGTTGCGCTGCCCTGGTCGATGCTGGCGAACTTCTGACCACCACCGGCAAAGACGGTGTTCTGCAATTCGCCCAGCGATGTTGTCGTTGAAGAAACCATGCGTCACCCCTGTCAGTTGACCGTCAGCTTGTCGATGTTGCTGTCGGTGGCCGAACCCAGGTTGATGTAAATGTGAGCGTCGATGTCGTCGTCGGCGGCACCCGAGTTGAAGATCAGGCAACCCTTGGCGTAACCGGCAGTACCGTCTGCAGGCGCATCAGCGCCAGCTGACCCGAGATCCTCGACAACGATCAACTTGTTGCCGGTTTCATCGGACGCGATCACTCCGGTCCCGTCGTGAAGTTTATGTCTGCCACTCATCGTGTTCTCCTTACGAACCCTGGCCCTTGTAAGTCACACCGCTGCCGTAAAGGAGCATGCGGTGATGCGAAAACATCTCCCGGCCCTCGGAATCGTCGGCGTTGTAACCGAGTACCTCGGGCTTGTTGTCCTGCTGGTCCCTGATCACCGATGACTGGAGCAGTTCCATGAACTTCTCCCAGATCACGCCTCGCTCGCCGTCCATTCGTCGCTCGGCTTCAGCTAGGCACGTGTTCAGGACTGTCTCGGCGTGCATCGGCATCCCGTCCACATAGTAGTTTGTCCCGATCGGCTTGTTGACCGATACGCGGTAGCGGTAACTGACGGTTCCCGTTGAAGTTACCGTTGGCCAGAACAGCACTTCGGATCGTGTGCCGATGTTCACATCAGTCTTGTTTTTGGCACGAATCGCTGCGAACTGTGGATCACCACTCGCGAAGTTCTGGTTGAAATCTCGCTGTCGCAGTTCGCGGATCCTGTTCTCGCCTACCACCTTGCAGGTGTACCAGGCGTTGTCCTTCTGGGCGAAACTGAACGACCCGATGATCGAACCGAAATCATCCGGCAGGTCGTAGTCGTCCTTGTGCAGGTTGTAGCTGGTGCTCGCAGCCACGTCGGCACCCGGGTTGTTGTTCTCGGCCAGGATGATGACCGTGTCACTGACGCGAGTCGAGATGGCGTAATCAGTGCCATCGATCTCGATCATTCCCTCGATCGTCCACGACGGCCAGGTTCCACCGCTCAACGTCACCTGGCGTTCATGCGTCCCGCCCGTGTGGTCGTATGCGATCGTCCCGGTCGAGTAATCGTCCTGAAGCGTGATCGACTCCTGCTTGTACAGGAACGACCAGTCGTGAACCCTGCCGTTCAACGGCGGTGGCTGGTACACCTGGCGCAACCCCGACTCGCAGATCGAATCGATCAGCGACTGCTTATCGGAATCCGTCTCATCGGTGTAGGCGGTCGCCCCCCCGCCCAGGCTCTGCTGGTAGACGAGGTTGCGAATGTCGCCCCAGGTCATCGCAAGGGTGGGCTCAGGCACTTGGTATCACCTCGACCTTTTTCTTCCTTGAAGCAGTCGGTTGCCTGACAGGCTTGTTGGACAGTTCCGCGATCAAAGCGAGGATCCAGGGGTCGGGATGACTGGCACCGCCGATCCCATCGACCCTTTCCTTGATCCGGTCGTACATCTTCTCCGCGGCCGGCGGGACATCCCCACCGAACAGGTGTCGCATTCGGCTTCGCGTGTGTGCGTCCATAATGAAAAAAGGAGGGGTGAGGCGTGGCTGTCATAACCTCACCCCTCCTCGGGCAGAGAGTTCGGGACTATTCCTCGACCGCCAGCGCCCACCAGTCCATCTGCAATTTGGACTCGGCTGCGGCACCGACCTTGGTCGCCAAGAGAATCGCCAGTTCCTCGTCATCGGGGAACGTGGACGCTTCGAGTTGCGTCTGGGTGACGTAGACCGATTCTTCCACGCCATCGACGAACAGCTTGATCTGCTTGTCGTTGGCATGGTTGCTCGGGTCGTACAGGAAACCCAGCTTGACGTAGGTGTCAGCGACCATCGTGTGGATGTTCGCGTGCTCTTGGATCGAACCACTCGCCTTGTTCCAGGCGAAATCGATCTCTTCACCGTTGTCGTGCTTGACGCGGAAACCGACCATGTCCTTGTCGGCGATTTCGCCAGTGTTGTCGACGAGCGTTTCGGCAGCTGCCAAACCCTCTTCGGCGAGACCGACAAAGAAAGCACATGCGTTGTCAGCAACGCTGGCCTTCTTGATCCGGCACTCGAAAGCGATCCGGCCGGATCCGGTGGCGTCGATGGCAACCATGCCACCAGAGTTACCGCCGGTCGTAACGATGCCCTCGTCGTTGTCGGCATCGTTCCCAGCCACCTCGATGGCACCGGTCGCGTCGCTGGCAGACTGCTTCAGCGTCACACCGGTATCGATGTAGGTGCTGTAGTTGCCAATGGTCTGCGCACTGATGTGCGCCGGATGGTTCAGGAAGTCGTCGAAGAAGAAACGACCACCCAGGCCCACGGAGAAGTTCTTGATCGGCAGGTTGCCGAAGATCCGCGGAGACAGAAGACGGGTGCTGAGACCCTTGTGCATGAGGTTAGAAGTCATCTGACTTTCTCTCCCGATACTGCCAATCCCGGTGACGAATCCCCGGCCCCGCGTGGCAGTGATTGCGGGGCCGGGGGATCAGGTCTCAAGTCGAACTCATCACTTGCTCAGGACGAAGTTCCTTCTGCGGTCGTTGCAGAAGAAGTTGTAGGTGCAGTCGACGTACTGCGTGATCGTCCTGTGGTGCAGCGGATGCGGCGCAACCTTCGTCTCCTTCAGGTACTCACCCGAGAGGAAACAAGGCTTGAACACCGACCAGTTGATCCCGTAGACGGGATTGGTCGTGTCCACCGTTCCACTGTTGTTGTCGAAGTACGGCACCCACTCGACAGGAATGCGACGGAACACAACCGACCCATCCTTCGACGCAACGTCGTTGCCGAGGTTGTCGTTCTGGGACTCCAACACTTCTTCCAGGGTGCCCAACACCGTGTAGTCGGTGTAGAAACCCCACTGGCTGCCCATGTTGTTGAACGGCCCGTCCACGGGAGGACGGAACTCGGTCTTCGTCGCAGCTTCGCGCCATTTGCGGATCAGATCCGATTTGCTGACCGAAACGTACTGCGCCGTCCAGTTGGCCCACCTGGCGTATGTCGTTTGACTCAAACCACCTACGTCGGAGAACCCACTCGGGTGTCCACCGTTGAACCCCGTCGTGTTGTTCTTGACGATCCAGTACGGAACGCCATACGGAGACAACTCGTCGGAAGAACTGCTGGGAGCACCCCAGAAGTTGCCTTCCATCAACTCCGCGAGGTCGGTCATCGCGTCGACCCGCGAGGTCTGCAGAAGACTGACCAACCGAGCCGGCGAACGGTTCATCGAAATGATCCGTTCTTCGAGTGCCCAGTGGCTCTCGCTGTGACGCCAGGGCACGTTGCCCGTCTTCTGCGTGTCAGCGGTGGTCGGATTGTCAGTCTCGTTGAGCTTGACGTTCCGGGCGGCGTTGTTGGAGAAGACGCGGACGTTGAACTGGTGGCCGTAGCCAGACCCGAACTGGACCGCCTTCTTCTTCAGGATTTTCGGCATAGCGATATGCCGCTGGTTGTCCACGACAATGTCAGCCCACGTCGACTTCTCGAGGTGGCGCAACGTCGTCGTTACGAGATCGGTATAGTCGTCAGCCTGGTAAGGCATTTCAGACTCCCCTTGTTAGCCGGGGAAGGCATCTTGGTAGTCGTCGGAATTTCCGTGTTCACGTTGCCAGTCGGCGGCAGCACGAACCGCGGCTTCGTAGCCACGATCCGACGTGTCCTCCTGGCGAGTGGGCACGGCAGAACTTTGTCCTGAGATCTTCCGTGATCTGTCAGACGCCTTCTCCAGAGCGTTTTGAGTAAACTTTTCACCAAACAACGAGTTCGCAGCGCGCTGGGCTAACTGCGCCAAGGAGGGCGCTTGCTCACCTCCCTGGATATGAACCTGTCCAAGGCGAGCAGCTTCATTCGCCACTTGGATCCGGTTCTGGCCGACCTCTTCGGGAACTTCGTTCAACCGACCTCGGCCGAAGATCTTTTCGTCCATCGCGTTGAAGATCGAATCGAGTTCCCTCGAGGCGACTTCCTGCTGGACGACATTGTGCTGTTGCATCAACGACTGGTTCTGCTGCACCAGTGCGTTCATCTGCGCTTCCATCTGCTGGAATCGCTTGTTCGTGTTTTCGTTGAAACCGATGACTCCGTCGTCGTAATCGTCGGGATCCTCGAAAGCGAAGTCACCGGCCAGAGAAGCCTGTTGCTCCTTTGCACCCGCTTCGGTAGCAGCTTGCTGCTGCTGCTGCTGTTTCGCCCGCACGGCCCGGTTGGCCAGGCCACCGATGACGCGATCGAACATCGCCGGATCACCGAACGACTTCACCTCCTC